CTGGAAGCTGTGCAGGATCACATCACCGAGGCATTGAACCAGCAGTTAGTTCCTTACCTGCTTCGATACAACACATTCCCCGGCGCAACTGGATTGCCGAAGATCGTGTGGTCGCCTCCAGGGAACAAGAACATCGAAGGACTGCTCGAAATCCTGACCACAGGTGCAGCAGGTGGACTTGTAACCCTCACAAGGGACGATGAGGTGGCTATCCGTGACGCAGCCGGTCTTCCGTCACTCCCTGATGGAGTTGGCGAAGGTGAGCGTAACGTGCCTGACCTCGTAGCCGATATGTTTGGCAACGTTGGTATTCCGTCTATGAACCGAAAGAAGGCAGCGCGCCAGATCAGGTTCAGTAACTACGACCATCCAGCAGGGCAAGACCTACGCATTACGGGTGGCGGGTACGAACTGTTTGCCAACAACTACCAGCGTGAACTCGTAACTCTGTACGACGATTGGGCAGACGAGACTGTACGCCTTACATCGCTACCGTCCAAGACCGCAGCACAGATGAACTCAACACTAGCCAGTCGGTTAGAAGAACTGCGGATAGATATGAAGACTCTATCGAGGCAGCGTATTGCGGAAGCGTCGGGCATGGGACTCGGTGAGGTGCTTGGGAAACGGGCATCGTCGCCAGAAGTGCAGCGAACTGTAACCCGCCTAGTGGGAAATGCCGATGCGTGGATAGACGAGACTGTAATCCCAGGTATTCGAGAGCGGTTTAGTCAGGACGCTATCAAAGCCCGAACGATACTCGAACTACCGGAGCGTGAAGCGTTCCTTCGGTCAGGGTTGTCGGCACGAAGGGCTGGTGTTGCTCAGGGTTCCGGTTCTGCTATTGCTGCCATATTTGAAACACAAAAAGCGGCGGGAATCGCTGAGAACAGAGAGCGTAGGCGTTTAGGGCTAAACCCGATTGCTGTACGCTGGGTTCTGGATGATCGCGCCGAACACTGTGAAGACGATCCATCACGAGGCACGTTTGGATGCCCAAGCCTTGCAAGGGTGTACGAACAAGGTTGGGATTCAATGGTGACAGTTCCAGCGGGTAACGTATCTTGCCTGTTGAACTGCCGTTGCTACATCGAGGCTGACTTCGAGGGCAACGGTAACTGGCGACGGATTACTTAGGATGCACGTTTTGGGAGAGGTAGGAGAGGAGCGTCCCTACCCCGTCAGGGGTGTCTTTGCTCCTGCCTCTCTCTAAGCGTCCGATTTGACAGATTGAGCCTAGTAGCGAAAAATTTAGGGTAGCCGAGTCGGGCGGCGCACAAAGGTCTAATGACAAAGATCAAGAACCTAGAAATCTTCTCGGTCGGCACTCACACAGATTCACAAGGGCTGACCGAATCATTTACACCAGACGATGTCGATCACATGGTCGATATGTTTGGACAGGGAAAGCCCGAATTCGTCCCTGTCAAGGTTGGTCACTCGTCAGACGAGTTCAACCAAAAGATTGCAGAGCAGATGAACATTCCTCCTGCGATGCTTACCGGCGACAACGGCGGTCTGGACGGTGTTATTGCACTGGGTCAGGTGGTCAGCCTACGTCGCACCCAAAACAAATTGGTCGCAGACTTGGAAGTACCAGAACAGCTTGCCGAGGTGTTCAAGCAATACTTCCGAGATGTGTCATGTGAGTTGAGCAAGGACGGAGAGGGACGATGGATTCTCGATGGTCTTGCAATGCTCTCAGCAGAACGACCCGCAGTTGGAAACCTCGCAGGTTTGGCAGCAGCAGCCGTTCTTACAGAGCGCAGAAGTCCTGCGTTTGTGGCATCAATGCCCCTTACAGAGAGGGTAGAAATGACAGATAAAACCGATAACACCGGACTGCTCAACAGCATTACTGGTGTGTTCCGCAAGGAACTCGGCGAGTCGATCACGTTCTCCGAACTCGGTGAGTCATTGAAGCTGAACGCCGAAACCCCAGACAAGGCAGCAGTCAAAGACGCAATTGCACAGTTGCAAGACCGTTCTGACATGCTCGATCAAGTTGTTTCGCTCTTGCAGCAAGCAATGGAGATCACAGCCGCAGCCGCTACTGAGGGTGAGGAAATCGTCGAGGACGAAATCGCAGATGACCCAGTACCGGCTATGTCGGCACTCGTTGGTCGCATTTCTGCTTTCAAGTCCAACGGCGGTGATGTTCAGTTCAAGGATTCCGCAGAGTTCAAGAGCCTTGTGAACGACGCTGTAAAGACCGCTACTAAGGAACTTGAAGCAACCGTGGCTAAACTCCGCGGCGACGCTCAGGTTACTAAGTGGTCAGCACAGACCGAGAAGCTGGTTGGTATCGAGGGTGAGCCTTCGGAACTGGCACAGAAACTTGTGGACATCGAATCAACCTCCGGTGAGGAGGCAGCCCAGACTGTGCTTTCCGCATGGCAGACGGCATCGAAATTCGCACAAGAGGCGGGTGTAACGTCATCCATCGGTGACAGCATCCGAGGCGAGGGTGAGGAATCATCCAAGTTTGAACAGGAAGCGGCTGAGTACCGCAAGGAGAACCCAGGCACGAGCGAGGCAGAAGCCCTTTCGATTGTCCGACTCCGAGCGATGCGAAAGCCTAAGAAGCAGGTCGAGGCGTAGTCATGGACAGTATCAAGATTCATGGTCTGCACGCCGATGCAGACCTCTCGGCAAAGCAGTATCACGCTGTATATCTGACTGAGGACTACTCAGTTGGTGCGATCACTAACTCCAACGTCGCGGCTTTCGCCCAGACCGGACACGGTGTATTGCAGAACGATCCAAACGCTGACGGTCAGCCAGCAGAAGTGATCGCAATGGGAATTGCTCGCTGTGAAGCGGGTGGCTCTCTCACCTACGGAGCGCGCCTTGTTGTAAACAACGATGGTGAGTTCATCGCAGGTGCATTGGAAGCTGATCTAGCAAGCGCAGACCGTGGGATTGTTGGATACGCACTCGAAGATGCCGCCGATGGTGAAATCTTCTACGCAGTAGTCAACTTTGCAACGCCTCTGCCGCACGACACGGAATAAACGGTCAAATGTCATCCCCAACTCAAAACGATGTCCGACCAACTAAGCCGGTTGTCGGTGGCGGTCGGGGAGGAAAGAAGTAGAAATGGCAACGCCAAAGAGCGCAAAATTCGCGCTTCCTTCTCAGAATGACGTTCGACCAGTAAACCCTGTTCTGACTGATCTTTCCATTGCATTCCGCAATGATGAGTTCATTTGGGATCAGGTTGCTCCGGTCGTTCGCACTGACGAGAAATCAGGAACGTACTTCATCTGGACACGAGATTACTGGATGAGGACGTTTGAAGAAGCAGGTGGCGCAAAGCGCGCTCCTGAGAGTCCATACAAGCGACTCGGTTACGGTCTAACAACCGACACCTTCGACACAATTGAATACGGTTTTGAGAAGCCTACTGGTGATTCAGTCGCCAATTCTTCTCAGACACCAGAATCCCTGCCAGACCAGGACACGCAGTTCCTCACGAACCTTATCGAGATGGAACTAGAGCGACTCGTCGCTTCAAGCATTTTCGTGGCTTCTCAGTGGGGAACGGACAACACCTTGTCCGGTACTAACCAGTGGTCAGACTTTGCGAACTCCGATCCAATCGGTGACATCGACACAGCCAAGACCACCATCCGACGAAACACAGGCACAACTCCTAACCAGTTGACTGTTGGTATTGAGACTTTCAACGATCTCAAAGAGCATCCGTTGATTCTCGACAAGTACAAGCACACGCAGGTTGGGATTATGACTGAGGATTTGGTAGCCGCTGCCCTTGGCGTGGAGAACCTTATCGTCGGTCGTGCCGCTTACAACACCGCCAATGAAGGTGCTACCTACTCTGGCTCGGACATCTGGGGCGACAATGCGCTGCTCCAGCGTTCAACACCAACCCCAGGTATCAGCGTCCCGAACGGGTGCTACACCTTCATGTGGGATGAGGTCGGAAACATCCCGTGGGCGATTCAGCAGTACCGAGAAGAACAGACTCGATCAAACGTCACTCGTGTTCTCACACACGCAGACGTAGAGGTCACTTCTGCTCAACACGGCTACCTGTTCATCGACACCTCAGCTTAGAAAGACGAAGGGACGCTCCTATGGCATACGAGGTCTATCGAGTAAATAGGCGGTTTGTTTGGAATGGTTGGCAATTCGCACCAAAGGCGTTTACGCAAGTAGCAACTTTCGAGACACCTGCGGGTCACCTGACCGCCAAGCAGACCGCCGAAGCATTCAAGCGGCAAGGCTGCTGGGACGAGAGGTCGTGCAACCCTGCTTTGTACGCTGGCGACATTTGGATAGTTGAGGAAAACCACCCCAACAAAGCCATGATGCTCGGCAGAAACAAGGCTGTGTACGACACCACCATTTCCGGTGATCCCAACGCCCTTGCTGAACTTGATGAATTCAAGCGATTCCTTACACCTCCGAGTGCAAAGATGTTGGCAGAACTAGCCGACAAAGAGAAAAAAGCACTTGCCGGTGTTGGATAGCCGGAGGAAATCAGCATGGTTCGACCAGTAGTTGATCGCCACCGTGGGAAGGTAGTCTTCAACGCTGCTGATGCGAAAGATCGTGTCGGTGGCGCAACGTTCACTGTTGGGGCAGAAGCCACTAACGCTATTACGGTCAATGTTCAGCTTCAAGACGAGGCTGGAAACGACATTGCTGCTGTTGCAGCGGTTCCGTGGTATCTGACTTCTGACGCAGCGGGACAGACTATACCGGCAGCACCTTCGGGTGGAACGGCTGCTGGCACTGACGGAACGTTGATTGAATGGACTGCACAGCTTTCAGGCTTGGCAATCTCTGAAGCAGATGGTGATATTGACATAGTGATAACCGACACTTCTACGAGGGACTTGTATTTGCATCTCGTTCTTCCAAGTGGTTTCATCACTACGTCAGGCATCATTAGCTTCAGCACATAATCTGAGTTTTAGACGGGGAACTTTCAGATGAAGAAAATAGCAATAGCGGGACTAGCACCGAGCAGTCGTGATCGCGTAAACAGCCTCGATGATTCATTCGAGATTTGGGGCATGAACGATGGTTGGGATTGGCTCGGTCGCTACGACCGTTGGTTCCAAATCCATGAGCGTGAGATGATCCGCTCGGAACTGTTACAGGCACAAGGTCGCCCAGGCGATCAATTCACATGGCTTCAAACCTGCGGAGTGCCGGTATATCTAGCATTTCCGCAAGACGATATTCCTACGGGCGAAGTATTCCCCTACGATGAAATCACAGCAGCCCACGGACCGCGCCGAGAAGACGGAAGCCGATACCACTATTTCACCTCGACTGTTGCGTACATGGTTGCGCTGGCAGTTTACGAAGGCTTTGACGAACTTCACGTATACGGCGTAGACCTCACGAGCGACCTTGAATACCGAGAACAGCGAGCGTGTGTTGAATACTGGCTCGGTCTTGCTAACTCGGTTGGTAAGGTAATCATTCCAGACGAAAGCGCACTTCTAAAAGGCGCATGGTACGGGCGACCATCATCCGAACCTGATTTCAAAGTTATGGCGCAAAAGCGCGTAAACAAGGCGAAGGATGACTACATGACCGCTCTGGCTCAATACTTAGAGTCAATCGGTCGATATAGAGAATCTTCATGGTGGGCGACAGTAATTGCACAATCTTCCCCACCGGAGGCGGTAGAATCAGCAGAACAGCGTAAAGCGTTCATGGCATCAATTGTCGATGAGCGTCGCAAAAACCTAGATGCTCAAATCGGCTTAGTCCGATCTGAACAACACTGGTTATCAGTGCAGGGCATTGTTGACCAGCATCCAGCGACTTTGCCGGATGTGAAAATACCAGAGGAACTGACGGGCGAGGAAATGACTCGATTCCTAAAAAACTTCAAGGGAGAATTACATGAAGTTGCGAACTAAGTCCGGTCGCTCGACAAGTATCCTCGTTGAGCGCGAAGGCAAAGAAGATGTCCGCGTGAACCTCAACGGCGACTGGCAAGAGGTTGAAGACGATATTGCTAATGGCACTCTTGCTAACGCAGATGTAGAAGCAGACGTTACTCCAGAACCAGAGCCAGAAAAGCCTACGGTTGAGGTAGTGACACCAAAAGACCAGGTGAAAGAAGCTGTGAAAAAGATTCGCAAGCGAGTCACCAAGAAGAAGACAACGAATGCCTAGTAGGTCTATTGCGGTGATACCCGCTCGGGGAAACTCGAAGCGGGTTCCCGCGAAGAACAAACGCTACATAGCCGGTAAGCCGATGATCGGATGGGTCATTGAAGCTGCCGTGTTGAGTGGCGTGTTCGATGATGTGGTGGTCGATTCTGAAGATGCTGAAATTCTCAGGATTGCGGAAATCTTCGGGGCAACGCCCCACCTTCGCCAGCCAGTCCACTCACAAGACCATGTGCAGCAAAACATCCCTGTAACTTACGCCCTGCGCCATATGCAGCAGATGGAACAGTTTTCGGGTAAGACTTGGGATTACGTTTGTATGCTGACCAGTGCCGCACCGATGACAACTGCCGAATTCATCAGAAAGACACACACAGCGTTTATAGACTCAGGGAAGCGTCAACTGTACTGCATCCGTGAGGAAGGGCATCTCCGTCACGCTGCGAAACCAGTAGGGGGTAATCCAGCACAAGGACTCGCCCGATTATTTGATCCATCGCTCGTCGGGGTGCAATCGAACGACAATGTCGAGAAGTGGTATCTCCCTGCGCCAAATCTTCGTTGGTACAAGTACGAGGATATGGTGAACGGTGACGCAAAGACTTTCGGCGGTTATTATGATGAGGACACCTTCGGGTATGTAGTTCCTAGAGAACTGACGGTGGACATAGACGAGGAGTTGGACTTTCGCTTTGCTGAA